GATTGGCAGGGTTGGTCAGCGAAGGTAGGATATTATGGAGGACAGGATCAACCCTTTTGGCATTGTGCAGGTGGTGGTCCTAGAATTACTGCTGGCTTTGTAATACCCGATAAAAGTATGTGGGAAATGATGGTTGAGGATATTACTTAGAACCTATAACCATATATCGGTCATACTTCTTTTGACCGTCCCAGGAGTAATACGTCTGTTCTATTTCACCCTCATAAAATGTTTCATCCAAATCAATTTGTTTTTTAAGATCTTCAATAGAACTTACACAATTAATCCCATACATTTCCTCAATAACGTTACTATTTTGACAAGCAAAAACTGCCATAGGATTTTTTGTTTGTAACTCTGCAAGTGGATACATTTGTTCGGTGTTAATTGCAATTACAATATCAGCATCTATTTTGTTAAGTTCTTCAAACGCAAATGGTATATCAAGACAGTGATGTCGCATCTTAACAAATTTTTCCTGAGAATAATGTTTGTGAAAAAGTTTGGATAGGTCCAATGCTTCTTGATCTAGGTCCACTAAATTTATTTCACCTATATCAATATTTTCACACAACAAAGGAACAAGTGGCATACCTAACCAGGAGTTTAGAATAAGCACACTTAGTTTTTCCTGCCTTGCACAATTATCGGTAACTTTCATTAGTTCTTCAACAAGCCACGTGGCAGCCTCCACATGATTGGCTTCAAAACTTTGTCGCAAGTCTGATATTTTATGAGGAGCCTTTTTTTCAATAAAGTATAGGGCTTCACCATAAAACTTATAATTGTTTAGAAAATTAGATTTTAACATCTTCACTTTTACCCATAGAATCAAATAAACAAACGTAAGGCATTTCTCTATAAACATGCCTTTCAGTATCTTGAGGATAAATATATCCTTGGTTGAAACTATAAACCCAACCGAAAGGAAATATTTTCATCGGGGCTATATTTTTATCACACAAAAAATTATCAATGCCTCGATAATGCCACATGATTTGTTTCTTATATTTAGTAAAATATTCCCATAGTTTTTTATTATCAAAACTGTTATTCCAACGTAGAACACTAGAGTTGATATCACTGAACTTGTGAGGCACATGTTCTGTTTCTTTACGCATTGTTTCCAAATCATGCCACCAGGTTTTTACAATACCTAAACAGTTTTCAGGATCAAACTCCTCAAATGCTGTGATATCATGTTGTATCAGAATATCAAGATCAAAGAAAAGTTTTTCACCTGTTTGTTCTACAAGAGGAGAAAACAAATACATTTTGTTCCACCATTTTACAAGGTCATTATCCTCAGGTATAATAATAGGTTGCACAAAGTCTGCAAGTCCTGTAGGGTCATCTGTAATACAAAACATATTACGTTCTGCCTCAGGAAAATCAGCCGCAACTGTATATGCAATTTTATTTACATAGTCCGAACTATATTTGTCGCCCCATTTTACAGTGTAAATATTCATGTGTGTAAATAATCCAATCCAAATTTGCCTAGGGGTTCATAACCCAATTCAACCAACAAGTTTGCTCCATTATTTCTTTCAATTGCAACTGCAGGATGATATTCTTTAAGTATTCTCATCGCACCGCGTAACGCACTTTTTTCCATACCTTCAATGTCCAAGTGAATTAAATCAGGTTGTATATCGAAATTATCTAAAGGCACCTGTTTTATATTACCCTTTAAGGATTTTGAAACAAATGAAGCACCTATATTAGCAAAACGTTTTCTCATACCTATTAACTTTTCAACATTACCCAATGCGTGAGGATATATTGTAACGTTATTATATTCTTTTAAATTTTCTTTTAAACAATGATAATTGGTTGGTTCAGGCTCAAACGTAATAACTTTATCAACCATGTCTGCGTATTGTGCTGTATATAGTCCACAGTTACCTCCTGCTTGAACAACTGTATTGGCACCATCAATGGTAAACAAAATTTGTTCAGGTATGTCCGGAAAGTATTCTGTTAGATGTTTCCAGCAGTGATAGTCACTTTTAGGCCAAAGCCAGTCTTTACCTCTAAAGTTTCTATATTCGTATGTCACTGCCAATGTTCCAACAACTTGGGGTCTGCTAATTCATCCTGTTTTGTTTTTCCTCTTGATGCATCTTCAAAGGGCAACAAGTCAACATTGAATACACATAGAATGCAGTTCCCACGATATATTCCTACATTTAAATCATCCTCATCCCATGAGCGGCCGCGATTATAAGAATATGCCATCCAGCTCGGAAAGTAATCCCATAGCTCACGCCATCTCCAACTGTGGTAATTATCAGTGCCATCTGTATATGTGAACCAAATTTTATCCTGATGCTCTAATACATCTTCCCAGATAGGTTCACATTGGTCATCGCTCCATACTTGACAGCTTCCATTTGTAAACGCCCCATGTGAAACTTTAAAGCGGCGAGTATCCATAGGGCGTGGATCCTGCCACCAAGAACGCATCTTAGTAGGTTGTTCCATATTATATGTAATGATAGGAGTTAGGTCGTTCTGAATGATGACATCTAAATCTAGAAAGACGAACCGACCAGTAGGTTTGTCATCGGCGAAATTATGGGTGTTAAAAACAAAAGTTTTTGGGCGATCCCAACAGCGAGCCATTCCGTATTTAAAATTATCATTCCCGAACCAATACTTAGGATGGATGTTCGGAATATCTGGAAAGGGGATAATCGTAATATCAGATTGAAGACCAACACTATCATCAGTGTAACAATAGAAGTGGAAATCAAAATGGTCAGGGCAGTTTCTCCTAGCCATATTACATAACCGATTGACAAAGTGTGGTCCATATTTGGTGCCCCATTTAGCACATACAAAATTTACACGCATCTTCCACACTTCTCTTTACAAATTTTCAAATGGTCTCGTTTGAGACTTTCATTATAATGCTCGAAGTCGTCATTATAAACAATGTCTTTCACAGCGAAAGACTTGGCGTTATTGTATTTATTGTTATAAGGATAGTCAATTGGATGCAAAGGATACAATCTATTTTCTAATACGTCTCTAGCAATATATGAACAAGGAAAAACTTGACCTTTTGCATTTACATATATGCTATTATCATTTCTTGCCTCACAATCAATAATCCATTTTTCTTCCTTGTCAATATTGCGATATTCATATGTTTGTTTGAAGTCGTAAATATTTTCTCTACTTACAATATCTCGTATAGATTCTTGAACTTCAGTAGTTTGAGGCTCGTCATCTATTTCTAATATGGGCATGATTACTTGAGCACCCTGTTCACCAAACCATTCTATAATTTCAAAATAATCCTTACATCTCCAAGGTGCTGAGAGTGTTCTAAGCAGAGTAACATATTCTAGTTTATAATTTTTGAATATACGTTTTATATCTGCAAGAGTTAGTTCATCCTCTTCTACAAAAATGTTATTAAATTTATTATCTGTATCATTGAATTTGTTTGTAAGTTCTAGAACTACTCTTGTCGGTAGTTCTTTATACATGTCATATTTACCATACCAATGATTAAGTATGGAGGCATCTTCACATTTATCTAAACTTACAGTGTCTTCACCTTCAATCATATTCTGATTGAATAAAGCTAGTTTGGCTTTGTAGTTTGCATCCTCATAATTGTAACTATAATACCAATCGCACGGCAAAAAGTTCCAGAAGTCTTTTCCTGCAGGACGCCGCCACTGATGGTAATTATCTGAGCCTTTGTAAAATACTTTAAAAATATCAGGATTGTTTACAACATCCTCATATATTTTTTGAGGTTGATCTGACCACCACAACATACAACTAGAATTGTAATATGTTCCTCTGACATCCCGAAAACGTCTTTCTTTTAGTTGTCCTTCAGGTTGCCAATGGGAATATAAAATATGTGGCTGAAAAGCAAGTTCGTAAAATTCATCTATACTATCCTGTATTACAATGTCAAGATCAAAATAACAAAAAGGCCCTTCAGTAGATAATAGTTTATGTGCGTTGAACAGAAGAAACTTACTGCGATCCCAACAGT